GAATAAACGCGCTAATTGGTAGGCGATAAAATATTGCACCGTTTTCCATAATACAGTGCCATAATATACTACGTCCAGTAATCGCTGATAAACCAAAGATAATACAATCCTCAACTTCGCCATGATGTTTTTGTAAATCATAGAGATACTCTCTTTTTATTTGAGCATATACTGGTGGTATGTTTGCATTTAGATAAGCCATAATTATCCTTTATCATAAATATCTCCCCAAGTCTTTCCATATTCATAGTCGACTTTATTGGGAACTTCAAGATTAACAGCATTCTCCATAATTTCAATTATCTTTTTTGCCTGTTCTTCTGATTCTACTGAGACATCTAATTCATCATGTATCTGTATATGTGGTATGATTCCCTCCTTATATAAATCAATCATAGATTTTTTAGTCATGTCAGCAGCGGAACCCTGTATTAATCTATTTAATGCCTTATATGTCATTGCTCTTTTAATTCCTGGGCCATATTCTCTTTGTGCCTCATCGTGCGGTAGGGGTTTATGTAAACCAAAATGATTTGGTTCCCATAAATGAAACCTACATCTTCTGCCAAGTAAGGTTCTAATCTTACCAGATTCTTGCGCTCTTCTGGATACAGCATCCATTAGTTCTTTAACAAAAGGAACTTTGTTATGATATTGTTGAAACAATTCCTCTGCTCTAGATTTACTCACACCTAATTCTGCTTGAAGTTTGTTTTTACCCATACCATAAAATAGACCAAGATTTATAGTCTTAGCCTGTGTTCTAGGTATCTCTGCCATCTCAGCAACGATAGTATGAAAGTCTGCATCACCCTTATTATATGCCTCCAATACATCCTCAACTCCTAACAATTTTTGTAGTGATGCGTAGTGAACCACCAACCTCGGCTCTTGTTGCGAGTAGTCAAAACAACCCCATTTATGACCCTTCTCAGGTATAAATAATGATCGAATCAATGGCCCTAGATCTTTGTTTCTAGCAGGTATCTGTTGTAGATTAGGATTAGAATAACTGAATCTACCTGTAACCGTCCCTCCTTGATCTGATCTAAGCTGATTAATATCAGCATGTATTCTACCCTTATGTTCATGTTTCAAAATAGTATCTATGAAAGTTGTATGTGCTTTGTTTATCTCTCTAGCCTGTGCTATCTGTTTGACTAGAGGATTAGAATGATTCTGTAAAAAATTTTTAGTAAAAGATGGTGCTTTAGATTTTTCAGTTCTATCATACGGCAATTTTAATTTATCAAATAATTTTGCAATAGAGGCTGCCGCCCATATCTCTACATCAATACCTGTTTCTTTTTTTAGGTTTTGTAATATCTGTTTTTCTTTCGTTGCTAGTTCATTCTTGGTTTGATTCGCTTTTTCAACGTCTACGCGAACTCCCTTAAACTTCATATCAACAAGACAAGGGAATATCTCTTTCTCTAAATCAAATACATTTTGTAGATCCTGTTCTCTGATCTCATGTTTGAATCTATTCCAAAGTTTAAATGTTAACTCTGCATCTTTCTCTGCATACTTACCAACATACATTGCAGGTAGTTTCCACATCTCTGCCTTTGGATCTAGACTCCACTCCTTTGCAGCATTGTTTAATTCTGTTTCACTTTTTCTTTCTTTTAAAAATTCATATGAGATTGCATTTAGATTATATGTATATCTATTCTCATCAATCAGACTAGCAGCTATCATTGTGTCTACAATCTCACCATTTATCTGTAGGCCCATGGCTCTTATCCAACACACATCATACATTGCATTATGAAATATTTTAGTAGCAGGTGTTTTTAATACATCTTTAAACCAGGATATAACTCTGTTCTTATCTAAGTTACCGCCACCTAAGTGATCAAAAGGAAAGTATGCGCTCCAATCAATCGTTGCCACTGCTACACCTACAACCTTACCATCACCAACCACTGACCCCGAACCACGCGTCTTGATGTTTGGATCGCAGGTCTCTAGGTCAATGGCTATCTCATCATAGTTACTTAAATCTCTAAACTCTGATGGTGGTACCCACTCAGTCTGTGGTGAGAACAATGGTTGTTGTAATCCTCTCATTTTTTCTTTTTATCCTTTTTTGAATGAGATACTTCATACCAAGCATCACATTTATCACAGCTATACATACTTATAATTAAATATTCAGAGTCAGGACTAATATCTTCTGCATCAAAATCATTATTCCATCTTACTTCATTACCACAATAGAAACATTTCATGAGTAATCTCTCTCTAAAATCATCTCAAGATAGTGAATAGCTTTTTTAATATCTTTTTCTTTTCCCTTAGACCGATGTCTGCAAATATATTTTATAGCGTTCCCTTCCGCGAACAAAAGTTTATTTTCATTTATAAACTCTGCGGGTTGTATCTTCATAGATTTATAATGATTTCCATCGACCTGCTTATCTAATGAATCATATGTGGTTGATTTAAACATATCTTTATCTGTCATAGCGGATAACTCATGTCAAATGATTTAGGTTCCACGATATGTAATTGTTTTTTAGTTCTTGTTGCTCCAACGTAAAATAATCTGTTTTCATCGTCTGGAGTTTTCTCAAAGTTACGCATCGTATTTTCTGTAAGATCACTCAACAATACAACATTATCACATTCACCTCCCTTCATACCATGTATGGTTGATAATTTTATTCTAGGTTCTTGTTTCAATAATTCTCCATTTCTTCTCATTGCTCTTATATACTCTTTTGTACGAAAATCAATCTCATCTAGTGATTCGTACCAAACATCATTTGTGTTTAATCCATAATCTTTCATACAATCTTCCATGATGTAAGTTTGATCTTTTAATAATGTTTTACCTAACTTATGTGCTTGATTAACTTTTTTAGAACTCATGTGTCCATAAATATTTTTTACAGCATCATAATTTAATTCTTGACCCTTACGCCAATGTTCCCAATCTGTGATAGCTTTGAAGGTATCTTCGTTTATTGACTTTTCATTTTTAAAATTATAGTACCAACCACGCTCCTCGCAAAAATCTTTGGTATCTTCTAATAGATATTTGGTTCTAGCTAGCACCAACCACTCGCCAGATGACATGTCAACTTGATGTATATCTCCGTGGTATCTTAAAACACCCTCTGATGTTTTAGGTCGCCATATCTTATCTCTTCTATTTGATATTCTGTTTGCTAGGTTGATTGACAGGTTATGTATGTCTCCTGATGGCACACGATAAGATTGATCTAATACTATTGTCTTACCTTCTAAAGCTATAAACGAATCAACATCTGCTCCCGCCCATCTAAATATTGCTTGATCATCATCACCCGCAACAAATACTTGGTCACATTTTTGCCACATTTGTTTTACCATTTTCCATTGTAGTAAACTAAGATCCTGTGCCTCATCAATAAACATTACATCTAGTTTTGGTGCTACATCTTTTTGTGTAAATTTTAAAATCATGTCTGTGTAATCAATCAAACCTATTTCTTTTTTATATCTCTCAAGTTCATTGGCTATGATTATAAGTTTATCTCTCTCTATATCTGCCTCATGTTCATTTAAATCAAACTGCTCCTCTACAGGTATACCTCTGACTCTAGCAAGAGATATTAGATTTAGATAATCACTATCAGATGAGAAGTACCCACCAAAGTCATCTTGATATGATGCGTAAGCCACTGAAAAACCTAGCTTTTTTCCAAGGTCTTGATAGTGAAATTTTTTCATAACTTGATTTTTATTTATAGATAGTCTTCTAAATGCAAGTGAGTGTAGTGTTCTAAAGTATGGCAGATCATCCTCTGATAAATTAAATTTATGCATGGCTCTTGATAGGGCTTCATTGGCAGCTTTCTTTGTAAATGCAAAGTAACCTATACGACTTGGATGTATTTTTTTTGATAAGTATTCTTCAACCAAAGATAAAAGTTTTTCTGTCTTACCAGTTCCAGGTGGGCCAAGTATGATTGTAATCAAAACGCATCCTCCTCTTTATATTTTGGTTTTTCAAAAGATGTATTTTGTTTTTCCATAGCTTTCATAACCCAAACCCTTACTCTCTTACCATCTATGTTTAATGTTTTTTCTGTTGTGTTAAATATATCCTCTATCATGGCACCAGTTTTTCTAATATCAAATGACCATTTCTGTCTTTCTAAAAATTTTTTTAGATCTTTCCATCTAAACATTGTCTCTCCATCTGCTGTGTAAGGAACACCTCTAAGTATATCACTCTTCTGTCTACCCTGTGCTCGTCTTACTGCAAAGTCCTCTATCAAATCTTCTAATTGATTTTTAATTAATAAACTTTCTGGTGGTTCAATAATCTGTATTGCTGAAAATAAAACTCTAAGTAAGGTATCCCATTGTCTATCTGCAACTCTTGGTATGATTGTGTTTAGTTGTTCCATACATGCTTTTTTAAATCTAGCTTGTATTTGTAAATCGTCTGTTTCTAATTCTAATCTTTCTCCGTCTACATTAACAAACCATTGTGGTTGCGGTTTATGATTTATTTTAGTTAAGTTACTAATTTCGGGTAAAGCTGTATTGGCAAGACCTATACCATGCTTCCTAGTTCTACATAGTTCTCTATTACAAAAAGAATTTATTGGTTGCTCATTACAACTATAATTGTAATCTTTTTTACGCAAAGATTTTTTTACATTTTCTACCTCTGCATTACTAAGTGGTGGATTTAAATATTTTCTATTGTAATCTTCTATTAAAGTTTCCCACTCATCGGGTAAAGATTTTTTTAAGTAAACTCCAATATTATATAATCCATTATTTCTTGTGCCTTTAGGAAATCCTTGTGAGCAAAGAACCTCTAAACAAGGTGGGCCATTTGATACTGCTTTAGCTTTCTCATTTAATTCAACTTTTATTTCAGATAATTTCGATGGATCTACAGAATATCTATCATACATAGAATAAAATGATTCTAGACTAGCAGCAGAACCATCGTCATTTATGGCGTATTTTGTGCCTGTTTTATGTTTATAATATGGCAAACTACAGAAGTTACCTCTATCGTTTGTCTCTACGTTTATTTTAGTTTGTTGCGGAAATATTTTATCTTTTCTAGTTACGAGTCCAAGAGATGCTGTAAGACTCAATAGAGTCTGTCTCATGTCTTTTGCCTCTACAAAATCTTTTGTAAATAAATATAGGTGTGCACCACCACTTGTTGATCTACAAACAATAAGAGGTATCTTTGATTCTCTCATCGTCTGCGTAAATTCTTTATGATTAAAAGTATATTCGTCTATATCAATCGCACCCCATTTACATTTATTATTTTCGTTAATTGGTACGATACCTAAATTGTCACCTGTCCCATCTAAATGACCTTGTACGATCTCTTTGGTTAATTCTTTTTCAACCCAACGATGACTTGACTCGACTTTACCTTGCTCTGATACATTACCTCGTTTTGTTAAACCATAACCTAGACGTAGACCTTGAAATATCTCTATAAACTTCTCTACCATACATATGCAACGTGGGCGACTCCACTCTCGCTTTATCGCCCACTACCTAGGATTCGTTTAATATGGCGAATCAGATGATGAATCATTGACTTTATCCTCATCATACTTAGCACTTACTGCGCCCTTAGAGACACCCTCTGAGAACTCTTTTGCAGTTTTGTAAGCATTTGGATCTGTCAATGGCCCAACTTTTGTGATGTTCCAATTATAAAACTCACCCTTACTATTTGATTGTAAGACAGTTTTTAAATTGTAAACATGGCTAAAAGCAGGCGGCTTTATGATACTGCCATCTTTTTTCATATGCTTGTTACTTGTGATCATGGTGTTCCACTCTCTACTTTTTACAAGCTGTGAAAATGACATTGCTATCAAGGCACTTTCAGTAACCATATTACCATCTAACATCAACACATAGTGATTAGCAGTATTAGATAGATAATTACCACTAGGTAATCTATCTTTTCCTAACTGATCTCTAGTTGTTTTTGTTATGATATCGCTGTTAGCAGGATATGTAGCAACAGGTGCACTATCACCCTTACCTCTATCTTGCCACTCTACGAACTCTCTTTTATAATAGCATCGTAGAACATTGATACCTTTTCTGCCATCGTAAAGTTTTTTGGATACAGAGTTAATAATCATACCAGGTTTTGCACCTTGTATATATTCACCTTTACCCTCCTTTACCTGCGGAGATAGATCCTGTAAGATTCTTAAAAACGGAATCTTAACATCTTCTGATCCAACATTCTCCATGCCCATTCCTGCATCTGCTTCAAACATTGCAGTAAGTTCACTAGGCAGATTTGCTTCTTTCTTCTCTAGTTTCTTTCCACTAGCATCGGTCATTGCTTCTTGACTCATTGTTATTTACTCCTCTTTATTTTGGTTTGGTTTCCTACAAACATGTTAAATAGTTCGGAAGGCATCTCTAGTCCTTTTTCGAGACGCTCCCTTAGTGCAGCAACAAGGACTCGGTTATGTACATCTACCTTTTGAGTAGGTAAATAACCTTTTTGCTGTGCAAGGCTAGCGTATTCCACCGCCTTGTTATCTTCGCCACGACCAAAGGAAACTATGATGTTATTTTGAATAATATCACCATGGCCGTTATCTCGAAGCCATTTAAACGCTTTTTCTCTACCTTCGGGATCTCTATCCGCTTTTGGTAGATATGCGTTAATTACTTTTTTAACTTCCACTACGGTTCCATCATGTAGTGTAAGTTTCTCAATACCTTTTTCAGCCAGAAGGTCTGGTATCTCTTCGTAAGAAATCTTTTTTATTTCTGCTTTTACTTTATCAACTTCTTCTTCAAGTTTTTCCAGTTGATCTTGATGTCCTTCTAACTTTTTTACTTTCTTATTTAACTCCGCTAGATCGCCACCGCCTTCTTGCAGAGTGCTACCTTGGTCTTGTTCCCAAAGTTTTTCCATATTACTTTCTTTACTCATCAGTATTACCTCTTTCATGTATATTAATTGAAATAGGATAGTATTGTCTTTCTTGCCTGTCCCACTTCAAAAGTTTATATTTACCATTGTTTACTTCAGAAACAACAGAACACGCAACACCGATCATAGCAGGATCACCTGTTAATAACAAGTAATCATTATCTGAAAAGTCTTTTAACATCCTTTTCATTTTTCTGATCATAGGTGCAGGACTAAACATTATTTGTTTGTCCTCATCTAACAATACCTTAATTTCGCCAAATTCTTGTGCTCCAACAATATTTATTTTTGGTGCACCATCACGTGTACCAGGTACTGCTTGAATAACATAAACAATAGATTTGTTATTAAATTTATCGTTTAATGCTTTTGCTATACTTTCTGTCATTTCTACTTGACATATAATACATCATAAATTATATGTCAAGATAAGAAAGTAAAAATGTTTAAATATAAATTTAAAACGAAACCGTTTCAACATCAATCAATTGCGCTTGAAAGAAGTGCATTTGAAAAAAATTTTGCATTGTTTATGGAGATGGGTACAGGTAAATCTAAAGTATTAATAGATAACATAGCCATATTATATGACAACGGAAAGATAGATGGTGCTCTAATTATAGCACCAAAAGGTGTTTATAAAAATTGGTTTTCTGAAGAGATACCTACACATATGCCTGATCACGTTAAACATAAAATGGTAATGTGGCAAGCTAATCATACAAAAAAATTTAAAAAACAATTTGAAAGTTTATTAAAAGTTGATGATGATCTTCATATATTTATTATGAATGTTGAAGCATTGTCTACACAAAAAGGTGTAGATGCTGCACAGAAATTTTTAAGAACACATAAAGCTATGTTAGCCGTAGACGAAAGCACTACAATAAAAAATCCAGGTGCAGCTAGAACAAAAAATATAATTAAGATAGCAGATGGTGCTATTTATCGTAGAATACTTACTGGATCACCAGTAACTAAATCACCTTTGGATTTATTTAGTCAGTGTTATTTCTTAGATCCATTTTTACTTAACTATTTTTCTTACGTTTCTTTTAGAAATAGATACGCCATTATGCGTAGAGTGTTAATTAATGGTAGATCAATCCAGCTAGTTGCTGGTTATCAAAGAATAGAAGAACTAGAAAAAAACATTAAACCATTTTCATTTAGAGTATTAAAGGAGGATTGCTTGGACTTACCTAAAAAATTATTTATAAAACATAGAGTAGAATTAACCAAAGAACAGAGACAGCTTTACGATCAAATGCGAACCACGGCCCTCGCAGAACTAAACTCTAAGGTTATGTCAACGAGCACAGTATTAACACAGTTAATGCGACTACATCAGATAACCTGTGGTCATATGAAAACCGATAATGATGAGGTAATAGAGTTAAAAAATAATAGAATTAAAGACTTACTTAATCTAATCGAAGAGGTCGATGGTAAGGTAATCATTTGGGCTAACTATGTCCATGATATTAAGAGTATTATAAAAGCCATCTCTCATATGAAAGACGAAGAGGGTAATCTAAAATATGGAACAGAGGCTATTGTTACCTATTATGGTGCAATAAACGCTGACCAAAGACAAGAGAACATTAAAAAATTTCAAGACCCTAATTCTAAAGTTAGATTTTTTATAGGTAATCCGCAGACAGGTGGTTATGGTATTACGCTAACAGAGGCAAAAGCTGTTATATATTATTCAAATAGTTATGATTTAGAAAAGAGATTACAATCAGAAGATAGAGCCCACAGGATAGGTCAAAAAAATAAAGTTACTTATATAGATATGATGGCTGATGATACAGTGGATGAGAAGATTGTCGAGTCATTAAGAAATAAGGTTAATATAGCCACTGAGATAATGGGTGAAGATTTAAGAGAATGGATTTAATAATACTAAACGATGGATTATATCAATTAATACCCGTAACAAAAAAAATGATGGAGGGTATTGTATTAACGGGCGAGATTGATTGTTTTGATCTCTGTGATATCCTAAGACTAAAACTCACAGGCTATGTTGACACTTTAAATCTACATATAATGAATGATGGGAGTGGTAGTATGATAGGTTGTATGTGTCGTTAAAATAAATCTTTTGCTTTACCTAATACAGGTTTATATTTAGTTTTACCTTCCGACTTATACGCATGTAAAAACGATGCACGTCTACCTTCAGGTATCCAACTACAATGTATCCATCCGCTGTTAGGTTCACCTGGAGTATAGAACTCAAGAATCAGCTGATCTGGCTCAAGATTTAATTTGATCCAATCAAAAAGTTCAGCGTTATCTACACCAACACATTCAAAGTCTGCCGCCTCAGCTTTGGCGTGCTGTGAATTTACAGAACTACCTATCGCTGTGCATAATTCTGGGCTACGATATCCGCTAGTAATCTTAACCCTGCCAAAATGATCACGCACTGGTTGTAAGATATTCTCACACAATGCTTTTAATTTTTCTACTTGTTCTGCGTTAGGGTTATTGTTTATACCCCTACGTATTGCAGTGTCTGATTTAGTTAACTCTGAGAGAGTAAAATTACGTGAAAGATTCATTATTGAAATAATAGTCCTAATGCAAAAAGTGCTGCAGATCCCGCTGCTGCTAAGAGAACCCAATAGATCTTGTCTATCTTACCACCCAACTTCTCGACATCTGCATGTATGTGTTTGAGATGATTATTCTTAATTGTAGTAATATCTTTTCTTACACCCGTTATATAACCATATAACGCCACTATGTGTTCTCTTGTTGTTTTCGGTTCTATTGCCATAATTATCTACCTCTTACCATATTATCGTATTCTATCTTCTGTGCAATAGTCATTTGATTGTAAGGTACATTCATATTTGTTACTGTATTTCCTATGTTTGCAGGCATTGCAGTGTTCAAATCTTGTTTAAATACGTTAGGTATCAAAGAACTTTCTCTTGCATTTCTTGATCTAACATCATTTATAAAATCATCTACATCTGTTGCTTCTTCTAACGGAGCCTCTAATAATGGTATTGCAGTAATATCACCAATAAATCTATTTATTTGTGTTAAAGATGTAGGCAATGGATTTTTAAAACCTTTTTCATTTGCATTTGTAACTATGGCTGTAATATCTTGAGCAGTTAATTTTACAGGATTATATAAACCTGTTCTTAAAAATGATTTTTGTCCTTCACCTCTTATTCTATTAAATTGTTTTTCAAATTTAACTGTATCTACACCTAAAGTTTTTAAGGCTTCTAACTTTTGATAGAACTCTCTGTCTAATTTAAATTTTCTTTTATTGGCTTCTATTACTGCTTCTGTTAAATCTATTGGATCTATCTCACCACCCCTGTAAACTAAAGTATTTATTGGGCCTTTTGCTCTGTCAATTGTTTTTCTGTATGCGGTTACTATGTATGGAAGGGCTCTGTTTGTATCAGCAGTAACAACTCTAAATCCTGCTATACCTGGTAGTTCATCTCTTAAAAAATATTCATTTCCATATTTATCAAATTGTTTTAATATATCTCTTTCACCATCTGCTGTAGCCCGTAATATTCTTTCTAAAGCAGCAACACTACCTGGTGCTTGTGTTGCTAAAGTATGCATAGTTACTTTTCTTACTTTATTACCTAAACTTTCGTCTGGATCAAATATAATTTTACCTGTTCTAGTTCGTCCACCTCTGGATATAATATCATTTGCTGCTTCAAAAAATATAGATTCACTTACAAATGGTTGAGCCACCTCAGACATAGCTTCTAACAATCCTTTTGTCAAAGATGTTGTTACCTTTTCAGCATCTTCTTCACCAGAAATTACAGCATTTCTAACTGTTTGTATTGGTCTTATTAAAGTATCGTATGCGTTTGCATGACTAAAATCTATATATTTTAATTTACCATTTTTATCTCTACCCATAGGTAAGAGAACAGAATTTTTAGACCAATCAGGAACTATTTTTCTAAGAGCGTTCATCTCATCTTCTGTTACGTTGTGCAGTGCTTTCATTCCTTCGTATAATCCGTACGGAACACCTGCAAACACCATTGAAGAATTTAATATTCTACTAAAACCTATACTAAAAGTAGGAGACTTAACTGATATTTTACCTGTTGCAGGATCTATCATCTCATCAATACCTTGTTTTATTATGTTACCACCTGTTCTAATTATCTCAGCAGGAAAAGATACAAAGTTACCAAATGGTAATCCTCTTAAACCTCTTACAAAACTAGATACATAATCGTAATTAGGAACTGTGTTTCTAACAATTCTTGCTGCTCTTTCATTTAATGTTTCAGCTGCACCTGTAAATGGATTTCTAAATGAAGACGTATTACCTTTATATGCTTTTAATAATTTTGCTCTTTCAGATGCAAAGTTTACCATTTTCCATATATCATCCTCTGCCACATATAAATTTTCCATTTTTTTATAAAACTTTTTAAAAGGATTAAGTGCTCTACCAAAGCCTCTGTCTGTTAATATCCCTTTACCAATTTGTAAATCTTGTAAAAGACCTGATAAATCTCCTAATCTTACGTTTGAGTTTACGACACCTAGTTCTAATAATTCATCATAAACTTGTTTTGCTCTTAGTTTATTTTTACCAACTAATGGGCCCAAAGAATCTTTTAATGATTTAGCAAAGATAGCGTAATCACCTGGTCTTACAGGTATTAGAGGTAATACGCCATTTGCTGCAGAAAATGCACCTGCACTAATTAAATTTCTAGCGTGAGTAATTGGTGATAAAACTGTTTTAGCTATCTGTGATGTTGCTTTTGGAAACAATAACATGTTTCTATATAAACTTAAAGTAACTCCATCTTTCATATACCATTTTTGTGTGCCTGCTAATTCTTCAGCTACCTCTCTTCTAAAGACCATATTATAAAAAGGATCAAAAGCCTCTTCACCTTTTTTTGCTTTTTTAGCTACACCTAATAAATTTTGTAATCCAGTATCACCAAACGAAGGAACATTAATGTAGTCTAATGCAACTTCATCTCCTAATATTGCTCTTGCATTCTTTATACTTGAAAAACCTAATGGTAAATTTCTGTTAGGTTTTAAAATATTTGATACGTTATCACCAACAATACCGAACTGTTCCTCTGCTTTTTTTACGGCATTCATTAAACTTTTTCCTAAGTTTAATTTAGTATTGTAATTAGTTAATGTTTCTAAAGTGTTGAAGAATCTAATTCTAATATCTCCTTCATCTCCTAATATTTTTCTTAAATTTTTATTACCTATAAATTCTTTTTGTAATGTAGCTTTAGACAATGCAGTGGGTGCTCTGAAATTAGCTGTTAATATCTCTGCATCTTCAAAAGGTCTTACTCTTCTAAATTCTATTGGATCCATACCTTTAGCAATAGTTTTTGCTTTTGTTGGATCTGTCTGTGATTCAACTGTTTTAGATAATTTAGTTATTATATCATCTTCTAATTTACCATCTGGTTTTACTTTAGGTTGTGTTTTAAATCTACCTAATGTTAAATCTTTTGCACTTAATATGTCATCTATTATTGCATCTGCTTGTCCTACTGTCATTCCACCATCGTAAGCTAATCTTAAATTAGGATTAGTTTTACTAACCTCTATTAATTCTTTTCTTACAGAATCAATAGTTTCTCTTGTTGGTTTATATTGTAAAAATCTAGGTAGGTTTTTTGTTTGTATTAATGGAAAAGCTGTTTCAAAAAACGATCCTATTTTACTCTCAACTAATTTTTTATATTCTGGGCCTGCCGCTTTTTGCACTAAGTCAGTATTATAAAATGTATTTCTAACATCATCAGCTACCAGTCTAGTATAATACATACTACCATATAATTGATCAAAATAATCTTCACCTGGTAAACCTTTTAATAATCCTTTTAATTTTGTAACTTCTTTTTTATCAAATCCTGCTAAAGGTTTTTTTATACTACCACCAAACTCTAATATACTTTTACCAGTTTCATCTTTAACTAATTTAGATTCACCTGACATAATAGTTCTACCAACTTGTTTTATTATATCTGCTCTTTTTTCTTTTTCTGCTGCAGATAAAGTAAATCTCCATCTGCCAAATAATAAATCTATACCTCTGTTTAAATTAGAAACTGCTCTACTAGCCTCTTGTCTTGATCTAGATGCTTTACCTATCGCCTGTCTTTCTAACTCAAATTGTTCAGGTGTTTTTTTACCAGTAGATACAAAAGGTTCTCTTATATATTTATTTATAAATTGAAAAAACCTATTGTTAGATAGGCTTAGTTGTTGACCATGATTAGCCAATAGTTTTGCAGTTGTACCTACACCACCTATAATACCTGTTAGAAATATACTTTCTAAACCAAACTTACTTCTATTTATTAATGATTGTAAAGCATTCTCTCTACCCTCTAAGTCATCATCAGTATTTAATTTAGTTATACCAAAATCAAACGTAGATCCAAAAGTCCCTATATCTTCATCAAATACAGCTACCTCTGCTGCCGTACCACCAGCCACGCCTGCAAAAAAACTTTTCCTATTATATTGTTTTTGTACTTTTTGTAATTCTTCTAATGCTTTTTTACCGTTTGCTTTCTCTAAATATTTATTATTCTTTTTTGCTTTGATAGCTTTACTAGCCATCTTTGAACCTTTGACCCCTGCACTCGCTAATTTAAAACCTGCTGTTCCAGGTATTGCCAATTGAGATAATACCTCTGTTACTTTACCTGCAGTTGTTGCCTCTGCTTTTTCATCAAATGGATTTATCTTATCAAAGTATGCTTCTACCTCAGCTGCTTTGTTTGTGTCAGCACCAAGATCTATTAGTTCTGCACCCAACGATACAGTATTACCAACAGCTTTAATTAGACCAGAACCTATACCATTTAATACAGATTCCCATGTTGCTACATCATTTTCTTCTTCAGCTGAGTTTAGTGGTATGTTGTTGTAAGCACCTGTCTGCTCTGCATTAAGTTTTAAAATATTGACCATAGTCAACTCCTATTTTAATACATGGCCTTTTACTGGAGAAACATATTCTTTAAATAAATTTTGTCCATCAGCAAGCGTTAGATTTTCATCTCCTGTATATTGGAAAATTTTCTTACCGTTGTTTAATCCTTCACTAAAATAAAAATTACCTGGTTGTAATTCAAACGCTTGGTCTAATGTTCTTTGATTATTCTTTCCAGGTTTTGTAGGTATCTCAATTAAATTACTATTAACATCTAAATTTGGATCTATATAAGCAAATTTAGCTATTTCATAATGATAATTTTTAGGAACTAAACCAGGAGTTTTTGCTCCTCCTGTAGAAAAAGCCATTAAAGTTGAAGCATCATTATATAATTCTTTATCTAAACTAAAATTGTAAGTGCCACCTTTAACTCTAACCTGGGCAGCAACACCATCTATAAAAGTGGAAGAGACTTCAGGATATAATGCTTGTAAACCATTTTTAAGTTCTAATGATTTTTTATCATAACTATCTAATTTACCTGCTTTGATTGCAGCTATTTTTAATTTTTTATCTGCAATCATAATGTCTTTTTCAAAGTCTAATCCTTTCATTGCAGCTAATGCTCTTAATTGACGTTTTTCTTTTGCAATTTTCTCAAAGTCGTCCACTGATTCTAAGCCTGCCTCAGCTACAGATTTATTCATCAATCTAAAACCTGCTTTGGCTACAGCTAAAAACGCATCTCTTTTTATTTCAGCTGCTTCTGGAGATAAATACTTTTCAAACATAGGTATAAATTTACCTGTTAAACCACTCTCAGCTTCTTTGTTTGCTAGATTTAATTCTTCACCATCTAATGCCTTAGCAGGATCATCGTCTGCTTTTGCTTTTAATTCACCCGCTAATAGTTTATTAGCAGTGTCTTCATCTTGTTTTGATCCTAATGTAATATCTGCAAATTCATCAGCAATATTAACTTCAGGTTTTGTATCTTGATTTTTCTTTTGTATTTCTTGTATTCTATTTTTACTAAATACAATATCATCAGGATTAAATGTTTTCTCTTCTCTCTCTACATCTGCCGCAATAGCTTTTTGTAGTCTTTCTTCTTCATCCTTTATCTCCCTTTCATTTTCTATTGCTACTCTACCTTTAAAAATCTCACCTATAGTACGAGGTTTATCAAATGTAAATCCAAAAAATCCAGGAGGTTCTTTTTCACCACTTTGAACATCTGCAGAAGTTACTTTCTCTTTTGTCTGACCTAAACCCATTTCTTCAAAACCTGCATCAGCAGTTACACCTTGATCTTTAGGTTCTAAAACAGATTTTAAATACGAATCGTCAAACTCAGCCATACCCATAGCAGCACTAGGATTTTTCATTTGTAGACCCTGACCTATGCCTTCATTCATTACATTAAAATTAGTTGCTGGTTGTGTTTCAAATATATCTTTGACAAAAGCGTTACCTGATCTATTAGGATTAGAGCCTGCTTCGAATTTTCTTCTAACTGTCTGCTTGATACCTTCGGCCTCGCCACCGTATTTAAAACTGGGTCTCTTGAAAAACATTATCCTCTTATTGCTCCTATGATACCTGCACTAGCGATACCTGCTCCTAAAGCCTGTTGTAGAGGACTTTGTGTTGGTTGTTCTTGGAATCTTGTTCCATATCCACCACCATATTGTGCAGATAACACATCCTGTGCAAAACCTAATCTTTGGAATGGTTCAAAGGCTGCTAGTCTCTCACCTTCTTGAGAAGCATCCTGTATTGCTTGTCTAAATGCAAAACCTTCAGAACCTAATCTACCTATCTCTGCAGCCGTTGCTGATTCTAGACCTGGAACCATTTGAGCTAAATTTGTCTGTTGTTCAAAACCTTGAGAAGCTAATGCTTGTGCCTGTTGAAAGTTTTGTTGTCTTAGACCTGCCTCTAACATTGCTCTATTAAATAATGATTCTTTATCAAACTCTGCTAATGCAACACCTTCCCTGCCACCACCAAAAGCACCTGATGCTATTGCAGCTTGTCCTATCTGACCTCTTTGTATGGATTGTTGTCTATCAAAACCCTCTAATGTTTTATCTATTACCTCTTGTTGATATGGTGATAAGAATTGTTTGAAAGCATCAGGCCCTGTCATCTCTTGGGCTTTATCTATAAAAGGTTCAAAAGCCGCGATCCCCGTACCTGCACCAACTCCTGTTGCAGCACCTGTTGTAGGATCAAATGTTACTTGACCAAGACCACCTGCTGTGGCTCTTCTCTGTATGGCTTGTTGTGTAAATGGATCTACATCAACTACTTGAGGTGCAAATTTTGACGTATCTACTGGTTTCTCTATCTGTTTTAAAACCTGTTCTGTAAGTGATTTACCAAACGCCTCTACATATGGCGATGGTCTAGATACTGTTGTAGTTGTTTCTGCCATTATACTCTCCTAGATTCTAAATTTTTCATTAAGTTGTACATTTTCTGTGCACCTTTGTTTATGCTACCATTTCCTGCACCTCTGACAGCGTCAGCTGTGAAAACAAACTCATTTTTGGATAGCATGGCAGGGACATCATCTGCTTTTTCTTTGACACCAATAGGCACAAAGCCACCAGATTTCCTGTAATCTAACTCTTTTACACCATATTTATTGCTTCGTATAGGGATTTTTTTAATACCCCCACCTTTAAATTCTTGTCTATCTTCGTCAAGTGACATGCTTTCGTCTATGGTTTCTTCTGCAGTCATGTCAGCTATTTTATCTAAATTTTTTGCTAGATTAAGTAGACCAATTCCTTTTCTAACATTAGAAGGTAAATTAGCAAAAGCTATATTTGTTAAGAATGGTGTTGCAAACTTTACAAAACTCTTGCCTTTACTGATCACCTTATCTTTAAAACTAGGTTTAGGAGCAAATGATGGAGTGTATCCAGAGAATCTATCATCACCTCTAACATTTATTGATCTAGGGTTTTGTGACGGATCACCAACTTTGGTAATATCAAATACTGGTCTATCTGTAACATTTATTGTTGATACTCTTGATGGACTAGTATTAGCAAATCCTGCATCAGAACTTGTTTCACCTGGCCCTGCACCAAAATCAGATTGAGCAGCATCCTTACCACCTCTAAGTCCTACACGTTTTATCAAACCACCCTTTGCAGCGTCTGATCGTTCAATTGTAAACGTAGGATCTTCTTGTAATCTTTTATTCATTTTCTGGGCACCTTCTAATATATCTTGATGATATTGTCTTTCTTCATCAGATAGATAATTATAATCCATTAATTTTTCTCTCGCACCTAACAATTCCTCTACAAATTCATCTGGTATTTCCTGATCTGGATATATCATTAATAACTTATATGCTTGATTATATTCTTCCTTTAAATTGTCTAAAGCATTTTTCATTCCAGGAGATATTTCTTGATTAGCTTCTAGAATATTATTTAACTCTTCTATTGGAATTTGATTAGAAGTAGGCATTACTTAATCCCTCTTCGAAAACGAAGCATAAAATTTTGAACTGCCATCTTGGCATCATCTTCAGGTATACCTAATTCTACTCTTTGATTTTCCAACATTTCAACCATGAGATCTTTATCTATACCACCTCTGATACCCATAACAGCATTATTGATTTTTGATTCAAATGTATCCATAGGGATTATAGTATTCTCTTCTGTCTGTTCTGGTTTTTTCATAGGTGTAATAGTAGTGCCGTCTTCTAGTTTTACTCTACCACCTTTTGCTAGTTTTATTCCAAACTCTCTAAATAGATCTGATTTAATCTCTTTGACTTTATCATCATCTCCTGCAGCTTCTGCCTCTTCTAGAAGTTTGAATAATTGTGATGGACGACTCTCTGCCATCTTATCAGGTAATACAGGGCCTATGGGTTTAGGTTGAAAAGGATTAACAGGTTTTGTTGGATCTTCGGGTAACTCATCGTCATCTCCACCTAAAGCAAAATTTTTACGGGTCTGTGCTATGCCACCTGTTTGACCAAAGCCTCTTTCAAATGATTCTGAATATTTAGAATAAAATTCATTAACTGCATTATTGTAATCTTCTTCTGTAAATTCTAAGCCTTGATCTTCTTTTAGTTTTTTCTGTTCATCTATGTATGTAGCAAGTGATACACCACCTGATACTATGGTTTTAGGATCAGTTAATATTTCTGCTCCAACTTCTTTTATACTTGCTGTTTTACCCTCACCTTTAGCTAATGCCTCAAATTGTTTGCTAGCACCTTTATCTACTCTATCTGCTATACTAGTTCCTCTTAAATCTTCACCTACACCTGTACCTTCAGGTAATCCAACTTTTTTACCAAATCCAATTTCGTCTCCACCAAATATTCCATACTTAGATCCACCATAACCAACTGGTTTGATACCCTCAAACTTAACATAAGGTGCAGCTGTTAGTGCTAACTTTACTGGATCTATTCTACCTGTTGCTTTTGCTGAACCTGCTGCATAGATTAGTGGAGCATATGGGCCTAGGAAAGGAGCAGCTACCATTAAAGGTTTAGCTATTTCTTTTGGTACTAATTTTTGTGCTACCTTTACAAAAGGTTTTGTAACTTTTCTAAAAGTTTTTTTAAGAAAACTACCAAGGCCATATTGTTCTCTAGGCACTAACCCCAGACCTCCGTCCTCGTATAGTTGTCTTTTCATCATTGTTCTATTGATTGCCATAATTATTCATCTGATGCAGCACCTAGTGGTGGCATCTCCGCTACTTTAATTTTAACCGATCTAGTAACATCTTCTCTTACTGTATCTGTTTCTGGGTTTGCAATATCATCTTCTGCCTCTTTGTCAGAAGAATACTCATAATTTGTTTTTGTATTTCTTAAAACTATCTCAGCCTCACATTCAACAACAGGCACTTTTTTGCCGTTTATTGTTTCGTAGCGAACTGAGCCTGGTTCTTTAAATGCCATAATCTAATCCCTATTCAATTGTAACATAGATAAAATTACATGCAATCTATCTGCAGTGGTTGCCTGTACTTTTATTTGCTCATTTTCCGTTAATATTAACGGATTTGTTAACAAATCTATAGTAGTATTTGCTCCAACAGCCTTGCTTTTAAATAGACTAAACACATTTCCTGTTGTGTTGAGCACTTCAACCTGTATAGCATCAGCAGATCCTGAGTCATTTGACACTATAAAAGACTTGATAATAGCAGTTGTAGCCGCTGGAACGGTAAAAATACTAGTATTTCCACTAGTTGTCAAATCTGCTTTTACGTTTGTATATATATTAGCCACCTAAAAACCAGGTAAATCGCTCCTGCTCCTCTTTTAATTCATTTAAATAAGTAGAATTTAGTTGTTCTACAATACTAGCCAATGATCTATTGATCTGTTTCTGGTTTGATACATCATATTGTTGTTTTGGTTCTGGTACTCTTATTGTAATCTTAGCCATTATCTTCTACCATCTGGTTGTATATCTATCTTAAATGTGCCAAATCTCCATGATTCACTAGCCGCATCATTCTCGATTTTAATATTTACATATCTACCTCTAGCACGTGTGTCTTTTTTATTCGTTGAAGAGGTGATTGTAAACGGACTTAATGAGGTAGTTGTTTGAGATTGTTGAGGAAACCTTTTCACCGCCATTGTAACTTTTGCATTTCCCTGTAGATTTTTAAAGTCTGGTATAAATCTTCTAACAGCTAAGAAAAATTCTCCTTCTCCCATCTGTGGGTTAGCTATATCAAAATCAAAAGATTGTATGAAAGAGGTAACAGTTGTTGTAGTTCCATTTGGATTAACCTGATCGGTTCCCACCTCATGTTCAAAATAGGTTGTTTGTCCTAGACCTGACTCACCCACGATTACAGGAAAAGTTCCTGATGCAGAAGAATCATATTTTGTAGCAAAAGGATTTTGATATACTGTTGCATCTATCCAAGAAGTTCTAGCCTCTGTTCCCGTATACCAAGTATTTTCACCATAATTATAAACAACATATTTATCATTATAATCTGCACCACTTGAAGGATAATACCAAATAACTTCTGTATACAAATTGTTTAAACCAGCATATACTTGTTGGCCTTTTGTTGTATCAAAATTATCATATACAAAATCCTCTACAGAACAAGGAAGAGATTTAACCGTACCATCAAATAAAAAGAAACCTTTTGCTGACATCCAAAAAGCGGCACCATCTATTTCAACTGCAGCATTCTTACCTATGATACCACAGTTTGTACCAACCTGTTCAAAACCAAATGTAAACGGTGCTCCTACAAATTTCATTGTATATAGAGCGTTATCTGTCCATATCAAAATACTTTCTTTGGCTTTTGTTGCAGCTAAAATTTTTGTACCATCTTGTAATCTTTGAGAACCTGCTGTGTTAGTAGCAGTTGGTGTATAAGTGTTGATATCTTCTCTGTCAGAAAATCTTATAAACATATCATCTTGTGTTGATGTAGTTCCAATAGTTGTTTCTGTACCTAAATGTATCAAGTGTCTTGTTGTTGGAGATATTAAAGTAACTCTACTAGCTGTGGGATTATTACCTGTTTGAAAATTAGATGTTGTTGTAGATGCTCTTGTTGTTAAAGGCGACCCTGCTCCAGCATTCCATGTAAAAGTTTTACCATTTGCAACTGTTGCAATTAATACTTCTCCAAAATTACTTAACGACCATAATCCAGGTTCTAGTGATACACTTGATGCAGAAGCTGCCTCACCCCAGTTACCTGTGCCCCATGTATCAATACCCCAACCATAACCATATGATTGTGCTCTTGGGCCTACAGGTTCAAAAGGTTTTATGCTTAAACTACCGCCTGTAGATACAGTTGCGGTTGCATTACTAGATTGTGTGATTGTAAATGTTCCTGTAGTGGGCACTGTGATAACTTGAAAATTCTTATCTTCAAAGTCAGAGTTTTGATAACCTGTACCACCTGGTAAAGTAACATTATCTAATTGTACGATATCTCCAATAGATAAACCATGTGCAGCTTTAGTAATTGTGCATGTAGCTGAATTATTTGTGGTTGCGATAGTTGCAGATGTTAAAGTTGTTTTAAGTGGTGTAATGTCATGTAACTGACCTTCAAAATAAATAAGTAAAAATTTATCTGTACCTATAGCAACATATCTATTACCATCTAAATCTACAAAAGCGTGTTGTGCTCTAGATACTCCCACTATTGTATCTGTTACAAGAGATGACCAACCACCAACCTTTTCTGGAAGACCATATCTAAATCTTACATTGTCGGAATCTACCCAACTATTTTCAGCACCTACAGATGTATTTTGTTTGTCAATTCCAGGTTTGAATTTAAAATCAATTAGAGCCATACGTTAGACCCTATATTTTGTCTTTGTATACCCAACCTCTAGTTGCATTTACATATACCAAAGTAAAAGCGGAGCCATTTGCACTGACTACTAGATTAGAAGCTGCACCTAAGATATTAGATCCATTTCTAGCAATAGTTAAGTTATTAGAAGCAAAATTATTACCACTATCTATAAACGTAACTTCATTACCAATAGCAGGTGATGCGGGTAAAGTTACGGTTACTGAACTACTTATACCACCACCAGAGGTATCAATTAATAATTGATCATTATTAACAGCTGTGTAAGCACCAGGAACTGTATAATAACCTTTTGTCTGTAATTTACCTGTAATATTTGTGCCATCAGAATATAAAATAGTTGTTGATCCTATAGGTAAAGCTAAACCTGTTCCCGATACAGTTTTAACAGTTAATGTGTAATTGCTAGATGATCTAGCTGTAGCATCCTCTACTATGAATACTCTTTCTGAAGAGTCTGGCATGGTAACTGTTCTGTTTGCATTTAATGTGCCAGTTAATTTGTAGTATAGATTCTTACCATTTGCTGTAGCGTGATTTGCTAAAGATAAGGCAACATCACCAGATCCTACTGCCAATGATATATAACCTGATGCTGCTTGCTCTAATATCTGTAAATTTGTGTTTGTAATTGTACCCCAGGTACCTGACTTCTCACCTGTTGTAATTAGTTCTAGTTTTAAATCACTTGATGTACTCGATGCCATAATTCTCCTATGGGTTTAATGGGTCTATTGGAACCCATGTCCCTGTTGCGTTTGGATCTATTTCATTCCATGATATCACAGAAACACTACCACTTGCAACATTAAATCTATTGCCTGTAACATTGGCTCCAAATCCAACTAATGTATTTCCTATGTTTATATTGACTCTTTTGCCGTTAACAGATACTACCACATTTTGTATACCTACTCCAGCAAAAGTTGTTGATGCGAAAGGTGTTGCTCCAAATAACATTATGGTATCTCCGTCCAGGTTTGTGTTGCATTTGTAGGAACACTTTCCCACATTCTTAATGTAATATCAGAATCAGCTACGTTTAATCTATTACTATTTGGTAATACCTTAGCTTTAGCAAGAATACTAACTTCAGTTGTACTAATATTTAATCTATTACCTGTTATAACAGCAACTGCATTAGCTTTAGCTACAGCAGTGCCAAGTGATATATTTAATCTACCTCCTACAACACTAACATTTGCTTTTCCTATAGTAGTTATATTTCCAACGCTAATATTAGATCTATTGCCAATTATGGTAGGAGAAGCACCCGCTTTTGTTGTAACACTATTTATTGATACTTCAAATTGATTACCAAATACAGCAGCAGTATTTGGTATAGAGGCCTGAACACTACTAATTGTTAGTTTTAACTGATTGCCTGTTAATGCAACTAATGCTTTTCCTACGATAGTTGAATCACCTGTTGATATATTTAATCGTTGACCAGTAATTGAAAAATTAGCATCTGCTGTTTGTGTTACATTTCCAATTGATACATTTATTCTTTGACCTGTTATACTAACAAATGCATTAGGATTAAAGCCTACATCAGAGAAGGCTGCTGCCGAAAAGGGGGTAGCACCGAAGTACATGCGAGATTACCTCGCGGTACAAGCTATATTATTATTTCCTACAGCTGTTTGTCCTATAGCTAAATAAATGTGTCTATTACTACTACCATTTACTCCAGCATCAGTTGATACAACTCTAAATCCATGTGAAAGTATATCTATAACATATTCACTTGTACTTTCTGCGTTACTAAGATTTGGATAAAGCATGTGATTATTAGGATTAAAACCATTCCTTTTGATATCAACTAATCTCCAACTTTGAGTTGCAGCTACATTTTTAATTAATAGAAAAGTTGGTTTAAATCCTAAATAAACATAAGGATCTCCAGCTACTCCATTGCCATAATATTGTCCTATTTTTTGATATCCAGTAATATTTTTAAAACAATAAGCTATAGCATCAGCATTATTACCATAATGAGTTTGTTTAAAAGTAAAAACTGAACTTGTTGGTGATGTATTATTCATAAATGTGCTTGAACTTTCTGTAGTAGTGTCATTTAATATTAATCTTTTATTATTTCCTACATTTTCTACATAAACATCCCAATTATAATTGTCAGCTAAACTTTTAATTATTATCATTTTAGGTGCAGCCCCTAAACCATGACCTACAGTAATATTACCACCACTGTTTCCTACATTAAATTTTACAATGCTAAATCCTGCTGTTGTATTTGCAGATACAGTTGATGTCACAGAACCATCTGAATTAGATGAACCTGAAGAGTTTGCTGCTTTCCAACACCATGCAACATAATTATCACCAGTATCGTTAATATTATCTTCGGCTCCTATGGTAAATCCATTTGTATCAAAAGAATTAAACCATGTGCTATCTCTTGTAACTTCTGCGTTAGTTATATTTTGAGATAATCCTTTTGTTGCTCCTCTTACAGCATCAAAACCATAGTGGTTTATGGTATCATCTCTTTCTTTTATCCATACCCAATCTGGTTTCATATTTGCACTTTCATCAAAAGTTATTCCTCTTGATGCTGTTGAATTACCAGCATAAAGTTTTGTTCTAAAATGATCTGTAGATCTACTAATTGTTGAATAAGCCATATTATTCGTTTAACCCCTTTGTACATAACGCAGTATAGCCCGCTGGGACATCGTACTCAAAAGTCCCAAGATTTGATGCATTAGTTCCTGCACTAGATACTGCCGTTGATCCAAAATAACCGTTACCAAAGTTTGCTTGCCAAGTAACATTATTTCCACTACTGCTATCACCTACTGCAAAGTGATAAACTCCTTCAAAACCAGTTGGGTCTATAGTCATATATTGTGATGGAGTAGCAGATGACCAAGTATTACTAGCAGACCATTGACCATTTTTTCCAAAATAAACTCTGTTATTATCAGCATCTAAAGCTACCATTAATATATCTCCATTAGACCAGTTTGCGTGTTGACCAGTGGCTGTATATCTTGATCCGTTACTTGAATAAAAATTGCCACCATTATAATCTCTTAATCCCCAAGTAGCAACGCAATATTCATAATATCCACTAGAACTTAATCCTAAATTTTGATTTATATAATGACTATCAACTATGGCTATTGCTCCCTCATTGGCTGTGCTTTCTGCACTTTGTTTAAATTCTGCATAAAATTTTCCTGAACTTACACCTAATGTAGATACACCAGCACTACCTTGCGAGTTAGGCGATTGACCAGTAGTAGCACCATTACTAAACGTTGTTGTTCCTGCTCCAGCTTTAAATAAAGTATTAAGTGTTGCAAAATTATTGCTTGGGTTATCAAGTGTAGGAGTTAATGTACCTGCTGTTAAAGTAAAATTATTACCATTACCACTATCATCATTTACAGAGTTATCATCTTTAAACATAAAATAACCATTTGTTCCATAAGAAACACTAGGAGCAGTTTTTATTTTCCACTCTCCAGTTGTAGCATCGGTTAAACCAAAATCTGATGCAGCGTATGCTTGACCATCGCAAAAATGCACGTGGGTCATAATTCCATCATACAAATTGCTAGTTCCAGTTTCTCTACCTATATAATGTGATATTCCTGAAAGGTTCATAAAACTATCATAGTTTTGACTTGGATAAGAAGATGTACCAAAACTTGTTTCTTGAGTACCATTAACATAAACTTTTACTCTATCTGCTGCTGTGGATTGTGCAGAATCGTAAGCAAAAACAATATGATACCAAGCACTAGTATCTCTAAAAACTCTAGTTGTTTTTAAATGAGTTTGATAATCACTTGTATAATCATAATATCTTAAAATATCTGCACTATCAAATTGAAGCATAGAGTATTGATTACTACCATTGTTAGACGTCATAATATAATTTGAACCTAAATTTCCTCTTTTAAGCCAACCACTCCAAGTCCATTTTTTTCTGTTACCTGTTGATGATATACTTCTTGTTAAATATGTACTAGCCATTAGTTAAACTGTGCTCCTCCACTTGATCCATGAGATACAATAATATTAAACTGACGATCAGCTGTTTGGCCCTCTGCATCTGTTGCTCGTATAGTAAACGTAAACGTTGTTGTTTGCGTTGATCCTGATTCAGTACCAGTAATTGCACCTGTACTTGCATTTAAACTTGCACCACCTGGCATTGATCCAGATTGCACAGCAAAACTTGTAGCATTTGTTGCAGCTACTGTAAAGTTAATAGTTCCGCCACTTGAAACTGTTCCTAAATTTCCTGCTCCAGTTGTCCATGCAGGTGCATCAGATACAGTAAGTAAAG